ATCAAAGGTGTGCAAGGTGAATTTTATCCATGCAAACATGACATCTTTAAAGAAACATACGAAAAAGTAGAGGAGTAAAAGATGTTTATTTGGAATTTGGTATCAATCGCTTTTGGGTGGTTGGTATTTTCGTTTTTAATGCTATGCATCATAGCGTGTGTAAAAGCGATGATTGAAGTAATCAAAAAATAATCTAACCGTATGGAATCCCGTACGGTTTTTTTATTGTCCAAACTTTGATGACATTAAAAGCTAAGGATAATCAGTCCACTCTGGACTTAAAAAGGAGGGCCTAAAATGGCAGAAGAAATTAAAGAACCTGTAGTTGAACCTGAAATTGAACAAGCTAGCGGTCAAGAAGAGGAAAAAACTACAGAAAAAACATTCACGCAGTCACAGCTTGATGAAATCATTCAGAAAGAGAAAGCTAAGGCCAAGCGCTCTGCTGAAAAAGAGTATCAAGCTAAGATGGATGAAGCTGAAAAGTTACGTAAGATGAACGAGGTTCAGAAAGCAGAGTATGAGCGTAAGAAACAAGCTGATTACATTGCTGAATTGGAAGCTAAAATCAATCGTAGTGGACTAGAGCGAGAAGCCTCAAAAATGCTTTCTGAAGGCGGTATCGTGGCGGATGATAAAATCCTAGGCATTGTCGTTAAAGATACAGCAGAAAGAACGCAGGAGGCTGTAGAAGGCTTTGTAGCTTTAATAAATGAACTAGCTGACAAGAAAGTCGGCGAAAAATTAAAAGGTAAAACGCCTAAGAAGATGGAAGATACTACCGCAGGCGAGATTACCAAAGAACAATTCAACAAAATGGGGTATCAAAGTAGAAACGAATTACTACAAAACAACCCTGAACTATATCACAAATTGAAAGGATAAAAATATATGACACAAACTAAAATTGCACAAATGGTAAACCCAGAGGTGCTAGCTGATATGGTTTCAGCTAAGTTACCAAAAATGATTAAATTTACACCTTTAGCTTACGTTGAGCGTGAGTTAGTAGGACAACCTGGAAACACAGTAACAGTAGCTAAATGGGTATATTCTGGAGATGCTAAAGACATCACTGAGGGTGAAGCAATCGTCCCAGACCAATTAACTACTGACAAGTCTACAATGACAATCAAGAAAGCTGGTAAAGGTGTCGAAGTAACAGACGAGGCTTTATTATCTGGTTACGGAGACCCATTAGGTCAAGCAGCACACCAAATCGCTTTAGCTATCGCAAACAAAGTTGACAACGACTTAGCTACTGAGGCTGCAAAAGCTACTCAATATGTCGATGATGCACCTACAACAGGAGATGCACTTGATAAAGCCTTAGCAGTATTCTCAGATGAAGAAGATGCACATTATGTTGCAGTTATCAATCCAGAAGATGCGATCGCATTACGCAGTAACACAGTAAAAGAGTGGTTACGTGGTTCAGAAATCGGTGCAAATACCGTTGTTTCTGGAACTTTTGGTGAAACGCACGGTGTTCAAATCGTACGCTCTAAGAAAGTTACTAAAGGAAAAGGTTTCTTGGTTAAAATTTCAGCAGTTGAAACAGATACAGACGATGTAGCGAAATATGGAGCATTCGTTATCAACTTAAAACGTGATGTTGCTATTGAAACAGACCGTGATATTTTAAAGAAAACAACTGTTATCACTGGTGACGAACACTATGGCGTGTACTTATACGACCCTACAAAAGTGGTTAAATTTGGAGGTAATGCTTAATGGGTATGTTGTTACGACGACATTATCCAGAAAAGCCTGCTGAGTCTGAGATTATCACTTATGACGAGTTAACTGTTAACGAGTTAAGAGATATCGCAAGAGAACGTGGAATCACAGGTTATTCAACGCTAAACAAAGAGGAACTTATCGCAGTATTATTGGAGGGATAGTATGGAAAATATCGCTCAAGCAAAGATATTGCTAGGTATTGAAGACAATCTTCAAGATAAGTTACTAAGTACAATAGCCAAGTTGACGACTGCTAACTTTTTAGCATACGCAGGCGTGGATGATGTTCCAGAAAGCCTCGAGTATATTATTACAGAGGTCATAATTAAAAGGTTTAACAGGATTGGCGCTGAGGGAATGAAAATTCAATCCCTCGAAGGCACTTCAATGACATTCAATGCTGATGATTTCAGAGAATACGATAGTGTAATCAAGCGAGTTTTTTCAAAAACATTCAATGCGGGGTTTAAAATGCTATGAGATACAACGAAAGAGTGGAAATTATTGCTAAGCAACAAGAAGAGTACAATCCAGAAACGGGCGAATATACTTCAAACGAAGAAGAAAAACTTATCGTTCCAGTTCATGTAATGGACTTGGGGATTGATAAGCAAGTCGCTGTGTTTGGTGAGTATAAACGTGGTTCAAAAGTGGTTTATTTCCAAAACACGCCTAAAATCTCATTTACTTATCTAAACTATCGTAATGAACGCTATAAATGCAGAGCAGATAAACAGTCTGGAAGAGTATTCTATTTAGAAAAGGATAATTCAGTTGAGTAGCTTACGATTTGAATTAAAAGGACTTGAAAAACTACAAAAGAAACTTCAAAAAGTCTCTAAAATGGAAGAGATTGAGCGTATCGTTGAAAAAAACGGTGTTGATATGCAAAGAAGGGCAGTCAACAATGCGTCTAGATTTAGAGGACATTATGAAGGCAGGGGCAAAAATAAACATTTCGTCAAGCCTACAGGGGCGACAAAACGGTCTATTTCTGTCAACAGTAGTAAAGTCGGTAGGTTCAAATATAAAGTTGCACCAGGCACTAGCTATGCTGCATACGTTGAATTAGGAACTCGCAAAATGAGCGCACAGCCGTTTATTAAGCCAGCTTTTGATAATCAGAAAGAGGAATTTAAAAAAGATTTAGAGAGGTTGGTTAAATGAAATCAAGAGAGCAAGCAGTATTCGACAGCGTGTTTAAACGTTGCCAGAATTTAGGGTATAAAACGTATGACTATAAACCAGACGACAATGTGCCTTATCCGTTCGTGGAGTTAGAGGATACTACTTCTATATTAGTACCTAACAAAACGGACGTGAAAGGCACGGTCGAATTGGTCTTGTCCGTGTGGAGTACTCGTAAAAAACGAAAACAAGTATCGGATATGTGTTCGAGTATCCTAGCAGAAGCAATGCAGATTGTTGAGGCGGACGGCTACTATGTAGCCTTAAATATCTCTCAATCTACAATTTCGATTTTTGATGACAACACGACAGTCGAACCGCTCAAGCGTGGTCGTGTTCGTCTAGTATTTACAATTTTATAGAAAAGAGGTTAAATAAATGCCAGTTGCAAAAAAAGGTATTGATAGTATTTTATTATTTCGCTTATTAAGCGAAGCAAGCAAAGCGGACGGTGCTAAACTAGCATTCCAAACTGAACACTCAACAGAAAAGAGCCGTGATACTAATTCGGTTAAAACTAAAGACGGAGTATTACAATCTGTAGGTGGTATTGAGGTTTCAATCACTGCTACAACAATCATGGCGGAAGACGATGAACTTGTCGCTAAGCTAGAATCAGCTATGGACAAGGGCGAACTTGTTGAAGTTTGGGAAATCGAGAAAAACGCTAAAAAACAAGGTAACAAATTCGAGGCTGTGTATTATCAAGGTTACTTGACTTCATTCAAGAAAACTAAAAACGCAGAAGATTTAATCGAGTTGGAACTTGAGTTCGCAGTAAATGGTACTGGTGTTAAAGGTTATGCAACACTTAACACTAGCCAAGCAGAAGTGGTTCAATATGAATTCGCTGACACAACAAAAGGGACTGCTAGTCCAGCTAGTCCTGTAGCTGGAGTACCTGGAATCGGTGGTTAGAAATTAAGAGAGGTTAACGCCTCTCTTTTTTATTGTATTTTTTAGGAAAAAGGAGAAATAACAATGCAATTAAAAATCAATGATAAAACTTATAACATTAAATTCGGAGTGAAATTCGTTCGTGCGCTTGATAAAGCTTATCCAATCGAACAACAAGGCTTGAAATTCGGAATGGCTCTATCTGCTAAAATTCCAGAATTGTACGCTAAAAATATCGCATCATTGGCTGATATTATCTACTACGGAACAGTTACAGAAAGCCCACGCCCTTCTTTATCGGAAGTTGAAACTTACGTTGAAGAGTGTGAAGATTTAGAACAATTGTTTGATGATGTACTTCAAGAATTGAGTGAGTCGAATGCGGGTAAGTCTTTGCTGTCGGAGATGAACCAAGGCCTCAAGAAGAAATAGTTGAGAAATCATCTCTAGAAACGTTTGAGGAAATCATTATTAATTGTGTCCGATTTTTAAACATTACAGACATGAACGAGATTGGCCGTATGACAATGTACGAGTATGACTTGTTGATGACTGGAGTGTTGTTGAGAAAGCAAGATGAAGACGAACTCTTACATCGTTCTGCTTGGTTAACTAGACAGGTAGAAGCTACAAAATCGGACGGTAAAACTCCTTTGTATCGAAAATACAGTGATTTTTATAAGAAAAAAGATACTAAACAAAAGTATCAGCTTTCAGACAAAGAGAAAGAACTCTTACTGAGAGCGAACATGTAACGAAAGGAGGTATATAATGGCAGAAACTTATTCAGTCGAGGCGGTGTTAACTGCGGTCGATAAGGGAATGAGTTCTACTTTGAACGGGTTACAGAAAGCAATCAACGGACTTCAAAAGTCGTCAACCGCTTTTGATAACATTTCAAACAAGAGCAGTTCGATGTTTAAATCAATGCTTGGCGCTGAACTTGTTGGCTCAGCAATTAAATCAGCTTTTGGAAGTATCAAAAGTACAATGGGCGAAATGGTCGGAGAGTTGAACAGTTCCAAGAAAGCGTGGGATACGTTCGATGGAAACCTTAGTAAGTTAGGCTGGGGAAAAGACCAGATTAACGAAGCGAAAGAGGCTATGCAGGATTATGCGACGAAAACTATTTACTCAGCTTCGGATATGGCTAGCACATTCTCACAAATGGCGGCAATCGGTCGAAATGATAGCAACGAACTAGTAAAGGCTATGGGTGGTCTTGCGGCATCATCTGAAAATCCTAAACAAGCGATGAAGTCCCTATCACAACAAATGGTACAGGCTCTAGCTAAACCAAAGTTAACGTGGCAAGACTTTAAAATCATGATGGAACAAGCTCCAGCAGGTATGAGCGAAGTTGCCAAACAAATGGGGTTGTCCCTTAATGAATTGATTACAAAAATTCAAGCAGGGGAAGTCAAAACAGACGACTTTGCGGAGGCGTTTAAACGTGCAGGGGCAACCATGCAGGATATGGCGACGCAATACAAGACGATTGACCAAGCTATGGACGGATTGAAAGAAACGCTTTCAAACAAATTAAAGCCAGCTTTTGATACATTGTCTAAAGCAGGTATTAAGGCACTTGAGGCGATTATGAATCAGCTCGATAAGGTTGATTTTAATAAACTAGCCTCAGGAATTGAGAGTTTTGTAGGCAAGATTGATTTCGATGCAGTCATTGAAAAAATAACCTCGTTCGTTGGCTCGGCAGTTGCTAAAATCAAGGAATTTTGGCAAGGCTTCACAAATACGAGCGCAATTTCTGACTTTAAACAGGCGTTGAGCGAAGTTTGGGAGGCAGTTAAGAAAGTATTTTCTTCACTTGCTGGAGGAGATACGGCTTCATTTGGCGAAAAGGTTGGGAAAGCCTTGAGTGCAGTTTCAAAGGCATTACAGGCTTTTGCTAAAATAGTTCAAAGCCTAAGTCCAGAACAGATAAGAGCGATTGCTACAGCGTTTATTGGCTTTAAAGTGGCACAAAGGTCAACAAAATTATTGGCAAATGCTTTAATCGGTTTGAGCAAAGGAGTAGGCGCAATCAAGGCTGTTTTTGGCGGTTTAGCAAGCTTTGCAAGAGTTGCAAAGATTTTAAGTGGTATCGCTAAAGGTTCTCAAGCTGCTAGCTCGGCATTAACATTCTTGTCTGGAAGTTCAAAACTTGCTAAGGGTGCAATGATTGGATTGAATATCTTTAGTAAGGTAGGCGGTTGGATTGGTTCTGCGGTTTCTGCAATCGTTGCTTTCCTCGGTCCAGTTGGATTGATTATTGCTGCAGTTGTAGCAATCGGTGTAGCGTTTGTTGTCCTATGGAATAAATGCGAAGGTTTCAGAAACTTCTTTATCGGATTGTGGGACGGTATCGTCAACGTTGCCTCAAATGCTTGGAAAGGTATTCAAGGCGCTTGGGACGGTATGGTAGAGTGGTTCTCTAATCTATGGAACGGAGTAAAAGAAACTGCTTCAAATGCTTGGAACGGTTTCCTTGAGAAAGCTAAGCCAGTCATTGACGCTATTAAAAAAGCGTGGGATAGCATTAAGGAGTTCTTCTCTGGATTGTGGGAAGGCATTAAACAAATTGCCTCGAATGTTTGGAATAGTTTCCTAGAGGGCGCTCAACCAATCGTGGAGGCTTTAATGAATGTATGGAACGCCTTGACGGAGTTCTTTACGACATTATGGGACGGTATTGTTTCAGTCGCAAAAACGGTTTGGAATGGTATTGTCGAAGTTGTAACTGCTGTTGTTGAAACGGTTAAAAACGTATGGAACGGGATAGCAGAGTTCTTTAGCAACCTATGGAAAGGAATTACAGAGGCGTCTACTGTTGCGTGGAATGGTTTTGTTGATTTCCTTACTCCTATCGTTGAAACAATCAAAGGATTGTGGAATGGTTTTGTTGAGTTCATGACTGGCGTTTGGAATGGTATTGTTTCAGTTGCTACTACTTCTTGGAATTTACTACAACCTATCGTCCAAGCGGTATGGACTGCTATTCAAACATACATTTCAACGGCTATTCAAAACATTCAAACTGTTATCACAACAGGAATGCAAGTTGTCCAAGAAGTATGGAATGCGGTTTGGACGGTATTTACAACGATTGTTCAAACTGTATGGACGGTCATTTCAACGGTAATTTCAACAGTATTGAATGTAATCGCAGGTATTATCAACACGGCTACCGCTGTAATCAAAGGAGATTGGAGTGGTGCTTGGGAGGCAATCAAAGGAATTGCAAATACTGTTTGGGAAGGTATTAAGACAATCATTTCAACAGTTATCAATGCAATAAAGGACATCATTAGTACTGTCCTCGGAGCGATTAAAAATACCGTTTCAGCGATTTGGGAAGCTATTAAGAGCATTTTTACAACAACAATCAATGCGATTAAAGAAACTGTGGTGAATGTCGCAAACGCCTTGAAGGAAGGTTTCTTGGGTGCGATGGACGCACTTAAAGGCGGAGTTTCAAGTGCTATCGAGGCAATAAGTGGTTTCTTTGGCAAATTATGGAACATTGATTTAAGCGGTGCAGGTCGTGCGATTATGGATGGTTTCCTCGGTGGTTTGAAAGCTGCTTGGAGTGCAGTTACTGATTTCATCGGTGGCGTGGCTAACTGGATTGCAACACATAAAGGTCCTATCTCTTACGACCGCAGATTGCTTATCCCTGCTGGGTTTGCTATCATGGGCGGTTTCAATAGAGCTTTAATGAGCGGATTTGAAATTGTAAAAAGCAACGTGTCTGGAATGGCAGGCGGTATTCGTTCGATGTTTGACGATGCAGGCTCAAGGGTTTCAGCTATGTCAAATGCTTTACAAGGCGATTTCTCTAACAACGTATCTGGTACATTATCAGCTACTTATGAAGTCAACCAGACGAAAGAGCCTGCTGTTATTAACCTTGCTCTAGGTTCAAATGATTTCAGAGCCTTTGTAGCGGATATTTCCAATATTCAAAGTAAAGAAGAAAGGATAAGATTGAAGGCTTCAAGCCTTTAATGGTGGTTTAAATGTATACTTTTAATGACACAACAAAAGGCACGCCAACATTTAACTCTGGTTTAGAAGTTCAATTTGGTGGAGTAAGCCTCAATCAAGAAATGAATAACGAGGACGGAACGTTTTTTGTGGCGAATACCACAGGTCGAGACGTCCTCGATTTTAACCATGAAACAACAAAAATAAAAGGGCGAGACGGTCAATATCTCTATGGTGCGACTTACAAAGAGCGTGAAATTGAGGTGCAGGTCAGACTTACTGGTTATACTGACTTGGGAATGCGAAAACAGTATGAGCGTTTAAACCGCTTGTTGTTTTCTCGTCAAGCTAAAAAATTAGAGTTTGGTGATGATGGGGAGAGATATTACAAAGCTATCTTTTCAAAAGTTAAAAAACCAGAATTGGAAGACGCAAACGACACAGTTATTAAACTACATTTCATTTGCTATGACCCGTTTAAGTATACTGAACCTAAAAGTACAGGAAGTAACAAGGTTATTTATAACGGAGACTTTCCAACAGAGCCTATTTTGTACCTTACAACTAAAGAAGGAACTGAAATCCGTATTCTACACCTTGAAACTCAAAAATATATCAGATTAAAAGCTACTTACGTTCAAGATTCAAGTCTGGTAATTAATTGTGAAACTAGAGAAATCACGTTAAACGGCAGAAACGAGTTGATGAACTTTGATGTGGTTAACAGTCGATATTTTAAATTGCAAAAAGGCGTAAACACATTTCAAGTTGAGGGTGCGACATTGAATGATATCCAGTACAAAGAGGTGTTTGCATGATTTATTTATTCAATCAGACAGAGGAATTGATTGATGTAATCGATGAAGCGAGCCTTGCGGATTTCACACATACGATTGAATCGAATCAATTCGATAGAGCGAGCTTTGAAGTCCCTGTAGATTACAAGCCTGAAATTATCAAAGAAGCCCAGTTTTTCGGATTCCAATCCCGAGACGGGGCTTTTTGCTTGTTCAGAATTTCTGAAAAATCTTACGACATCGGATTAACTATCCAAGGGATTGATAGAGCGGAAAGCGACTTGCATTCATTCATCATCGAGAATAAGCGCCCTAGAGGAACTGCTGAACAAGTATTAGGCGGAATATTAGAAGGAACAGGCTATCAACTAGGAAATGTAGACGGCTTGACTCGAACAGGTAAATTGAGTTTCTACTACATTTCTGTTCGTCAAGCGCTTGTTAAAATAATTGAATCGTATGCTTGCGAGTTTAAAGTCAGATATACCTTTGTAGAAAATAAGATAATCGGACGATACATTGACTTAAATCAACGTTTTGGACGTGTTACAGGTCATCAGTTCGAGTATGGTTCTAACATTCTGAATGTTACCTACGAAGAATCGTCCGATGACGTTGTAACGGCCTTGATTGGTCGTGGTAAGGGTGAACAAAGCACGGACGACAACGGTGAAGCTACTGGCGGTTACGGTCGTAGAATTCAATTTAAAGATGTTGTTTGGTCTACTGCTAAAGGTGACCCCGTTGATAAACCAGCGGGACAGAATTATGTAACGAATGAAACTGCTAGAAATATCTACGGATTACATCAGAATGGCGTTATTAAGCATCGTTTCGGTGTATATACCAATGAGGATATTGAAGATCCTATTGAGTTATTAAAAGCGACTTACAAAGAGTTACAACGCTTATCAGTTCCAATCGTTACGTTCAAAGCTAATCTTTTAGATTTAGCAAATGCGATTGAACAAGATGTTTGGATTGGTGACAGCGTCGGAATCGTAAGAGACCAGATAGGAATCGCTTTTGAAGCTAGAATCCATAAATTAGTCATCGATAAATTGGATAATAACCGTTCAGTCGCTGAATTAGGCGATTATCAAACGTTACAATCTAAAGACCGCGCGAGTCGTCAACAAGCTATCAAAGAAGCAGTTGGTGACTTTAGTGAATCGCTATTCGAACAATCTATTGCGAATGAAGTTGAAAGACGTAACAAGGAGATTGACGAAAAGGTTCGTATCATACAGCTTGAAATTGATAATGTTATCAAAGAATACCAAAACAAAGCAGAAGATTTCAGCGCTAAAATCCATGAAGAAGTGGAGAAAGAGCGTCCTGAGTTCTTGAAGCGTATTCGTGAAGAGTTGATGAGCGGTGCGGACTCAATCGCTGAGTTAAGCAAGAAATTAGAGCAGGTAAGCGAGACCGCAAGAATCAATGCTGGTCTAATTGGTGGTGATGGAACCGCTAAGTATAACAAGAACCGTCTCAATGGTAGCACGGCTAAAAAACTTGCCTATGGTACTGATTATGTCGAAGTCGGACACAATGGAGAAGGCTTTGATCTAGGTAAGCAGTATGTTATTAGTTGGTCAGCAACATGTACGGTTTACGGAAAGACAGACGTTACTGTGATAGTCAAGAAGAATCCGTTCTATGGCGGACACGTTCATTTTGATCCTGCTAATCCACACTTGCCAGTGATTGACAAAGACTTAACAAATAAAGAGGAGCAAGTCTTAGCGGTTTATAACGACGGCTATCGCCTGACATTTTCAGGAGACTGGTATCAGAACTCAGTTCAGTTTGCGACGGTTGATAATCGGACAAATCGAATTGAGTTTGAGCCTACTTATAAAACGATTGCTGACGCTCAAAATTCAATATATGACGGAAGTTGGAACGAAAATCCAACATTTATTTTTGATGGAGGTAGAACATGACAGAGACAATACCAATTAGGGTGCAACATAAGCGTATGCCAGCGAGTGATTGGGCAAACAGCTCCCTTATTTTGCTTGATGGCGAGTTAGGTGTTGAGAGCGATACAGGAAAGGTCAAAGTTGGAAACGGACGTGAACGATTCACAGCCTTACAATATCTAACTGGTCCAAAGGGCGACCGCGGTGAGCGTGGCGAAACTGGTCCAAAAGGTGCGGATGGGGTCATGCGATTCGAGGAGCTTACAAGCCAACAAAGAGAATCGTTAAAAGGAGCTCCAGGTCCAATGGGACCAGCAGGACCTAGAGGAGAAAATGGAACGCCAGGACAAAAAGGTGACACTGGTCCTCGTGGAGAACAAGGTCCAATCGGATTAACTGGTCCTAAAGGTGCAGACGGTGCAAGAGGTGCTCAAGGACCAGCAGGACCAACAGGGCCTAGAGGCGCAGACGGTGCGCCTGGGCAAAATATTATCAATCAAAACGGTGGGCAACCTCTAAAATATTGGTTCGGTTCCAAATCTCAGTATGATGCACTTTCTACTAAAGATAGCACTACTATCTACGACGTCTATGAGTAGGAGGTAGTATGGCTAGAGAAGGAATTTATGTTGGAAGCAAGGAAGTTACACAGCGTTACATCGGCGCAAGGCTTGTTTGGATGAAAATAAGACTGTTATTTAGTGGTGACGTATCAATAAATTATGATAGTCATAATAAACAAATAACACTGAATAAGGATTTTTCACAAAACAAGATAAAAACTGTCGAGATAAACGGAAAAGAAATTTCGGCTTCTAAAATCGACAACAAACAGGGGAAAACTTATGTAACTTTCACCGAGTCCCTAGAAGAATTTGAACGAAAAACTGGATTTAACCGATATCGAAGTTTTTATGGTTCGATTCCTATTAAAGTTTACGGAGGTTAAAGATGGACATCACTATTCAAAACGTCCGTGCGCCTGCTCTAGAGCATAACGGGCGATATTACAAGGTATTTCAACCACAAACACGCGATGAACTGTTGAAACTTCATCACATAGGATGCGCTGGAGACACGGTTTTAACGGATATACAGCTAGAGCAAGGGGATTTCCCTACTAGCTTTGTTGAGCCTACAGTTACACAACGTACATTATCTGGACTCTTCAAGGATTTACGTTCTATCGAATTGGAAATGAGAGACCAGAACAGCACTCTTTGGAGTAAAATCCAGAAAAGCAATCAAGGGGCGTTGACACAGTTCTTTGATACGAATGTTAAGAGTGCTATTGCTCAAACTGCTAATGAAATCAGACAGGAAGTGCGAGACGCTTCTAACAGCGCTAGGGTTCAAGTGACATCGGAAGGTGTGACGATTGGCTCTACTACATTAACTGGTGAACAGTTAGCCGCTACCATTTCAACAAGCCCTAGAGGGATTGACTTTATCGCTCCTAAAATCAAAGTCAAGTCCGACATGCTCGTGGACGGTGCAATAACCGCTAGTAAGATAGCTGCAGGGTCCGTTACTGCTAATGCATTGGACGTTGGCTCAGTTACGGCAGATAAAGTCAAATTCGATACTGCTTTTATTCAGAGGTTAGTATCTCAACAAGCATTTATCGATGAATTGTTTGCTAAGCAAGCAACGATTACAAAAATCAAAAACGTTGATTTTACTGGAGACCATATTAAAGGCGGACGCATTTCCTCACTAAACGGGAATACTACATTCGACTTGCAAACAGGTCAAATTGATATAAACGGTTTTGGTGTAGGTATAAGAAACCAATTCCCAAACCGTCCATTACAGTATCTTACATTTGGCGCTGGTAACATCAACGGTGTTGACGCATCTTACACTGCTCTATTGAGTAACCGAAACGGATTACAACAGTTTGACCACACATCAGCAGGCCTTCAAATCTGGAATGGACGAACTGGGAGCAACATTCAAAGTGCTATCAATATGTACGGCCAAAGAATAACATTTAACCAGAGTGCGCAAGCTGGATTGAAAGAAATAGCTATTGATATGGGCAACCACAGTATTACTGGTGTTGATGAAATTGTTATTCAAGGTGTCCGATTGTCATATATCTTAAATGATATTTACGATAATTTCAGAAACCTTGGGGCAGTAGCTGGAAATTACAGTCGAGGCTATTATACAAAATGGAAATAAGAGAGGCGAAATATGAATACACAAGACAAAGTTATTAACGACTTAGCAATTCAATTGGCAAATAAAACTATTGAATGTGCCAATTACAAGGCTTTATATGAAGAAGCACAGGAACAAATCCAACAATTACAAACAGAGAAAGAAAAGGAAGAATGATATATGACTTTTAAAATCATCAACAAATATTTACAAGAAAACAACCGTACATTCGTTGCGGTTCGACAAGAAGCGCCATATACGGCTTTTGACCGTGTTTTAATTGGCGACCGTGTTAACGAATCAGACGAGGAATTAATTAAGGCAGTCATTGGACAAGTGACTACTGAATTCAATCCAGCGGAAGGGGTTAAGAAATTACAAGAAGATTTACGTACGCAAGCTGAAAGTTACGAAGAAAAACTTGCTGAGAAAGATGCAAAAATTGCGGAAGTAAAAGCCGTTGCAGATTGGGCAGTATTGGCTCGTGTAACAGATACAGACAATCCACTAGACCCTACAGTATTCAAGCGTGGGCTTGAATTGGTAGACCCTGCTAAGACTGGTAAGACTTACCAACCACAAGAAATTTTCACGCTTGAAGATGTGAATCATGTTGAGAAATTCCAAGAAGGCAAACGCGTTATGATTCAAGTAAACGAACCATTCACTTATCAAGGTGAAACGCTTGAACAACTTGCAACGCTTGAGCAAAACGGTAAATTAGGAATCTGGAAGTGGACAGAGCCAAAACCAGAGAAACCATCTAACGAGTTAGACACACAACCAATTCAATAGAATTAGTGAAAAGGGGGGAGTGGTTTAATTGGAATTTTTAACCTTAATCGATAAACTCACGCCCGTTTTGATTGTGATAATTCCAAGTTATTTCTCATTTAAGAGTACTCAAAATACAAAAGAGACTGAAAAACAAATCAATGTTCTTGCTGACAAAATAAGTGAGCTTGAAAAATCAGTGAGCGAAGTCACTGAGATTGGGCGAGATAATAGTGCCAATCTCTCGCTCATTAGAAAAGGTTTGCAACGTCTACAACGTTTTCGATTGCAGGAAAATCTAAAAAAAGCAATTAGACGTGGCTGGACAAATCAGCATGAGATTGAGGAATTAACTCGGCTATATGAAAGTTACGTTGAATTGGGTGGAAATGGCGCTATAAAAATATTGTTTGAGAAATTTTTAAAACTAGAAATTGTGGAGGATAAATAATGAACAAAATTAACTGGAAAGTACGAGTATTAAATAAAACATTTTGGCTTACATTAGTGCCAGCTTTAGCATTGCTATTACAAACATTTTTAGCGGTGTTTGGCGTTAAAATTGAGCTAGGCGAAACGATTGATAAATTATTAGTGTTTATCAACGCTTTATTCGGTGTATTTATTATCGTTGGTATTGTTAACGACCCTACAACCGCTGGACTTACTGACAGTTCAAGAGCGCTTGATTATCACGAACCATTCGAAGATTAAAACTAAAAAGAGGAAGCCTTTAAGGTTTCCTCTTTATTTTGTGTGAAAGGGGGATAATCTTTGAAAAAAATTATTAAACGACAAGCAGGCGTTTGCGCCAACGTCCGAGAAAATGTTTATAACATAAAAGAGGAATTCTATTCTCATGATAAGAATAACGCATTCATCGAGTTGAAGTTAGACGGAGTCAACGTTGAAAAAATCGTTGTGTTATTTCACTTCAAAACGACAAATCGCTTCCTAGAAGTGGCAGGAAACGTGGTCGGAAACGTGGTTGAAGTTCCATTCGATACTAGCTTAATTACAACCGATGAAATCGTGTATGGTTATGTATACGCTGAGAAAGTGGAACAATCTGCGGATATTTTAAAATTCTCTTTTGGCGTTCGTGTATCAGAAATCGATAAGCACAGCGAATTACCAATCATCGAGAAAGACACAAAACGCATCATAGCGATTACGAATATTGTTACAAAGGCTGAATTAGAAGAGGCAATCAAGAATATCCATGTCGAAGGTGCAACCTTTGACGGCTCTGAAATCTTGAGACGATTACAAGCACTTGAAACGAAACCAGAAATTGACACAAGCTCATTCGCTACTAAGCAAGAACTGGTGAGCAAAGCTGAACGTGCTGAAATTGAGCAAATTTCAAGTGAAATTGAGTCTTTAAAGGCAAAGACAGATAAAGACACCGTCTATGATGATACAGCCCTCAGAGAGCGTGTATCAGCCTTAGAGAGCAAGCCTAGTATTGACACAAGCTCATTTGCTACAAAAGAAGAATTGCGGACTATTTCATCAACTCCTGGTCCAAAAGGAGATAAAGGTGAAACTGGGGAACGTGGTCCTCAAGGTTTACAAGGCTTGACTGGTCCGCAAGGTCCACAAGGTATCCAAGGCGAACGAGGTCCAGAAGGTCCTAGAGGGGCAGACGGACTTCAAGGTTCAATCGGTCCTCAAGGTGTTCAAGGAGAACGAGGACAAGACGGACAAGCAGGTCCAAAAGGAGAGCGTGGGGAACAAGGGCAAGTCGGTCCTACTGGTCCTCAAGGTCCAATCGGATTGACTGGTCCTAAAGGTGCGGACGGAGTAGGCATTCCTCAAAAGCTAACTTTAAACGGTAACACGCTTATTTTGTCAGACGGTGGAGGCTCGGTAACTTTACCAGAAACCAGTCAAAATGCTTCAACTTCATCTAGTGAACTTACTGGTACTGGTATGCCGAATGGTAAAGTCGAAGGTAAACTAGGTCAAACCTATATTGACACCGCTAAGACAAATGGCGCCTTGAAATGGATTAAACGAACTCCTTCAGGGAATCAAGGCTGGGCGGTATTAGATGGAGACACGGGTTGGAAAACCCTAAATTCAACTTCAAAACTCGGTAATTCATACGTAAAAGCACGAAGAATTAATGATATTGTGCAACTACAATTCGGTGGTTTGCAATGGGGTTGGTTCGGTATTGTTCGCCGTGGTGGGCTTGGATTCGTGGCGCATCCTGGAAACCGCGAAAAGAAAGTTTTCATCTTAACAAATGGGCAAATGCCTTATGGTTACCGAACAGCCACTTCGCTAATCGGACCGATTTATAACGATGATGGGGTAGCTTATGGTACATGGTATCTTGGTGGATATGGAGACGCAAATCACTTACGTTTCCAATTCTTAGACCCTATTCCAGCAGACAAAGACATCGGCGACATAAGGGTTTCTAACATAAGTTATTTCACAGACGACCCTTGGCCATTAACTTAAGGAGGAATATATAAATGGAAATTGATACAAGTAGATATAGAGAGGGATTACCTCAAATCGGTTACGCGCCTTATCACCAAATTCACGCGCATTCAACAGGAAACAGAAATTCAACAGCACAAAACGAAGCAGACTACCACATGCGCCGTCCTGTCGAGTCAGGTTTTTTCTCACACGTTGTGGGGAATGGACGCGTAATGCAAGTAGGTCCCGTCAATCAAGGCGCTTACGATGTAGGTGGCGGTTGGAACTATGAGACGTATGCAGCGGTTGAATTAATTGAAAGCCACTCAACTAAAGAAGAGTTTATGGAAGATTATCGACTATACATTCAATTATTACGCGATTTAGCAGACGAGGCTGGACTTCCTAAGACATTAGATTCAGACGCGTTAGAAGGTATTAAATCACACGATTATTGTACTAACAATCAACCGAACAATTTTAGCGACCACGTTGACCCGTACCCTTATTTAGCAAGCTGGGGAATCAGCCGTGAACAATTCAAGCATGATATCGAGAACGGGCTTGAAGAAATTAAGGAAGGTTGGCACAGCAATTCAAAAGGCTGGTGGTATCAAAATTCAGACGGAAGCTATCCAGCTAACAAGTGGCAGAAAATTAATGAAAAATGGTACTTCTTTAATGAGGATGGTTATTGTTTAATTAACAAATGGATTAAACGCGATGGTGCATGGTATTGGTTAGGCAATGATGGAACAATGGCTACTGGATGGAAGAAAATCAACAATGAATGGTACTATTTCAAACAAGATGGCGAAATGGTTACTGGTTGGGTTAAATACTATGATAAGTGGTACTATTTAAACACGACTAACGGCTTTATGGAGTCAAACCAATTCGTAAAAGGAAAAGACGGATGGTACTATATCAAAGAAGATGGAACTATGGCGGACAAGCCAGACTTCACTGTTGAGCCAGACGGATTAATCACCGTTAAAGAAGAAAAAGAAACAACAAAAGAAGAATCTAAATAGCAATAAGCCTACTCAATCGAGTAGGCTTTATTTTTTTGCAATTTTTCTCAAAATATTTTTAAAAAAGTGTTGACATTATATGCCAAATGGGGTATAATATAATTGTAAGGAGGTGAGGGAATGGATGATAAAATCACAACTCTAGTAGCAATCGTCGGAATAGCGGTTGCAATATCAAGAGAAGCTAGAGAGTGGTACAAAGCCACAAAAAAAGAAAAACGACAAAACCCAACCCGAAAAAGAAGGATATGACGTTTTTCAAGAGGGGAAGGATAACTTCCCTCCCCTCAATTATATATAAGTAGAAAGAGGAAATCAAGATGAAACATATTATTATTATTTTAGTAGTAGCTTTGATTGTGTGGTATTCAGGAGGGGACAGAAATGAGAATTAAATGGCAAGGTACAGATACAGGAAAAAATGTTAAATGGAATGTGGAAGCAGAAAGCTATTATGAACTTTTACAAAAACTAATTGAAAAAGATTTAATAGACAACTATACAGATTTAGAAGGGTTTACGTTCCAAGAGTTACTAGACTACTCGGAAGAATTACGAAACCTAAACAACAATAATGATATTGAATCATTATACAATTATGACTTTGAAAAGCTACTTACATCATTAAAAGATGAACAGATTAGAAACATTATTGAGTCGAATAATGGCATGGCATATTATCAAACATTTACAGAAGAGTAGGGAATCGATATGTTAAGAGCAGACGAGAAAAAAATACAATGGTTATTTGAGAATTATTCAGGATATAGAATTGCTAAAGAGAGCGGGGTTGCACAATCTGTAGTTGCACGGTTAATAATCGGGGATAGAGAATTGAAAAACGTTTCTTTTGAAACAGCAAGCAAACTGACTGAATGCGCAGAGAGGTTTATCAGAGATGACTTTAAACGGTAAAAGCGGGCTAGTGATAGCTCGCTTTATTTGTTCCGTATTTGTTCCGTGAATTCAGAAAACGTAAGATTTAACAAGAAACGAAAACGTTGATATGATAGTAAAAATCAACGTTGTGAAACGTTATGAAACGTTAATTGTAGTCTGTAGGGGGCATATATTATACGCAAAAAGCCTTGGTTTTCCAAGGCTTTTTTGCTTGTCTATAACTAATTTGCCCCACAGTTTTTTATGAGCAATCTTTCCAGACATCTCTAATTTGATTAAATTCTTCAAAAATTTTCTCTTCTAAGATGTGTCCATACACTTCTACTAGTATTGAAATATCTCTATGACCTAAAATCTTTGCAATAACTCCAAGGTCAAATTCTTTGTGCCATTTGAAGCCAATAGGATGTAAAGTCTTAAAGAAATGCTGTTATCTTTAAGAAGAAGCAGAAAAAGAAGTAAGGAACTTTTCATAATAATGGCCGTAGCAAATCTTTGCATTTTTGCCTTATCTTTTTTAACATAGTACTATTAAAAAAGAAGAGGTGAAAATCATGGAAACATATACACTTGCAAATGGGGTTGCTATTCCTAAAATTGGTTTTGGAACTTGGCAAATTGCTGAAGGTGAAGAGGCCTATAACAGCGTTAGCTTCGCACTTAAGGCGGGTTACACACATATTGATACCGCACAAATTTACGGTAACGAGGTTTCTGTAGGTAAGGCGATTGCTGATAGTAATGTGGCACGTGAGGATATTTTCCTAACTACCAAACTTTGGAATGATAAACACGATTACGAGTTGGCTAAGACTTCAATCGATGAGTCTCTTGAAAGACTCGGTGTGGATTATTTGGATCTTTTGCTTATCCATTGGCCTAATCCAAAGGCGCTTCGTGAGAATGATGCTTGGAAGGCTGGCAATGCGGGTGCATGGAAGGCGATGGAAGAAGCTTACAAAGAAGGTAAGGTACGTGCTATCGGTGTGTCTAACTTTATGCAACATCACCTAGAAGCTCTTATGGAAACAGCTGAAATTGTTCCACATGTCAATCAAATCCTCTTGGCTCCAGGTTGTGACCAAGAAGACTTAGTTGCCTATTGCCAAGAGCGCGATATCCTTCTTGAAGCCTATAGTCCACTAGGTACAGGTGGCATTTTTGGAAATGAAGATGTTGCAGCAGTGGCTGAACGTAACTGTAAATCTGTGGCACAAGTTGCTCTTCGTTGGAGCCTTCAAAAAGGTTTCTTGCCACTACCTAAGTCTGTGACACCTAAAAATATAAAAGCTAACTTGGATATCTTCGACTTCGACTTATCAGAGGAAGATATGGCAGTCTTGGATAAGATTCAAGGCATCAAAACTCAGGATAATCCTGACACAGTTAATTTTTAG